CATGTGGTGTATCATCACCATCCAATAATAAGTATTGTCCTAGTTGCGGTACATACCTTTTAAGCTAAAAAAATAACATAGTGCCCTGCGGGGATGTGTGAACTTAACCCTCACACATCCCCATTTTTTCCTACCGTTTCCGCATAGTAATCGTTTGAAGTTTCTTAATAACCATCGGTTTGAATCCTTCATACTCCTCCAAATAGGAGAAGAACAGTTCTGAACGATCCGTCTTGAAAAGACCGTCAGTGATGGTTACAGATACGCCCATCATTGTTGTGAATCTTTGAACTACTTCCAAAACATCAAATGGTTTTGGATTTGTGAAATAGTACGTTCCTGAATCGTTGTTTACTTTAAGAATATGCATCTTTTCCCTCCGAGTTAAAGTAATTGGTTCGTTTCTCACATATTAATATATATAGTTCTATAACGACTAATTGGTTGTTAAATTTAGAACAAAAATACACATGCAATTCTTTTGACATTAAAAGGATATAAAAAAATGGACAATAAAGTCAAGACAATAGAGGTTCAAGTAAGAGACCATTATGGCGAACATTGTTTAAATGATTCAGTTAATCAGAAGCTTAGCCAAGCAAGAACTCCAAAAGGATTCGTTGAGATCTATGAAGTATTAGAAAATGGAGATAAAAAGTTAGTTGGTAAAAACAATTTAGTTTTATATGTTGGAAGAGAATGGCTTGCATCGAGAGCTTTTAATTTAGCTAACCCATATATATTACCAAGTCAATCAGAGTTTATTTCTTGGTTTGGTTTAGGAAATGGAGGGGTAATCCCAGGAGACCCATTCAATCCTGCACCACCAGTTATTACAGATGTTGATTTAGCTTCTAGAGTAATGATTAACGCTACTGATGCATCATGCGCTGATTATCATGTTATTTCACCAGGATACCCAGAAGAAGGTTTTTATAAAAAACCATTTGAGGGACTTGATTTTCAAACGGATGAATTAAATAATGATAAATATTTGATTGTAAAAGTTACAACAGCAATCGCTTCATCAGATGCTAATAATAATCAATTAAGTGAAGCTGCATTATATACAGCAGAATCTAATTCTGGAGGTTATGCAGGACCATTTAATATATTTGCTAGAGTTACATTTCCATCAATTGTAAAGACATCAGATAGAAGATTAATTTTTGCATGGTTCTTATATTTCTAAAAGGATTTTAAAAATTTAGACCTGGAAGACAAAAGAAGGATTAAAATTTTTAGATTAAATAATTAATAGAGAAAACAAAAAAAATTTGGGAGGAAAACCTAACATGTCAAATGTTTCTCCAGGTGTTTATACTAAGATTATCGATCTGTCAACCTTTGTCCAAGCAGTACCATCAACAATTGGGTTCATTGCCGCGTTGACAGAAAAAGGTGAGGACAATGTTTTAAAATTTATCGGTGGTAGATCAGATTTAATTTCAGAGTTTGGTGAGCCAAATATTTCTGCTTATGGCAAAAGTTATGGTCAAGGCCCATATTGTGCATATAACTATTTGGGAGAATCAGGGTCTCTTTATTTCATGAGAGTTCTTTCAGATAATGCTTCATATTCAAATATGAGTATTGATTGTTTATTTGGCGCATTAGATACAACAGCTAATTTTACAATTACATATTTGAATAGTCTTAATAGTAAAGACGAGATTGAAACTAATCTATTAGCAGACGGGACTAGATTCCCAATTTGTATTCTATACCCAATTGGGAGAGGGCAATGGTATAACAAACTATCAGTCAGATTGACGGAGGTTGCAAATCCAACTCTTTGGGATACATACACATTAGATATTTATGAAAAACAATCTGATGGACAAGATGTAATTATTGAATCGTTTGAGGTTTCTTTTAATCCACTTGCGAGAGATATTAATGGAGACTCTTTATGGATCCAAGATATTCTTGCTTACTACTCAAGTGTATTAAGAGCCCAAATGGTTATTGATGCAGATACCGCAAGATATTCTTCTGGATACGATGTTAATGTTAAAGTATATGATAAAGAAATTGGAACAACAGTTGTTGATTTAACTGTTGGAAGCGCACTACTTACAGATAACAAACAAGATTTTACTGATTGGCAAACAAATTCTGGAACAGAATATCAATTTGTTGTTATTGCAAAAGATGCTAAAGGTAATGAGATTTGGGGTTGGTTAGGCGCTGCAGCAGGATCTTATGATGAACAAATTAATGTTTTTGATAGCAGAGTTATATCAGGCGCAACTCAAAAATGGAATGGAAATGTTATAGATTTTGATGTAAATAGTATTATTGAATACAGAATTAAAAAGTCATATGGTAGTGTAGCAGATGCATTTGTTTCATCAGAACCTGCTCCATTAAGAAAAGGATCTGATGGTGATTTAATTCAATCAGATGGATCATTAGATACCGCTGAAGCAATTCAATTACTAGCTCAAGCATATGCTGGTTTAATTGATGATAAAGTTTTAGATACAGAAAACTATTATATGTCAATGGTGTTTGATTGCGGTTATCCAGATGATGTTAAGTCATCAATTGTTACTCTTTGCAGAACTAGACGTGACTGCGTATGTATTTTAGATAATGGTGATAACCCAACTGTAAATCTATCTCTAGATAAGAGAAGAAACAATCACACATACAATACCTATTTTGCAGCACTTTATGAGTCATATAATAAAGTTTATGATATGTTTACAGGTGTTGATATGTGGGTTACTCCAGTATACCATATGTCATATATTTTACCAAGAAATGATAATGTTGCCGAGCTATGGTTTGCAGCAGCTGGTTTCAACAGAGCTTCAATTGACACAATTAAAGAACTAAGATTCAATCCAAAACTAGGAGAAAGAGATCAGTTATATCTAAAACAATTAAATCCAATAGTTAAGTTTAATCCTGGTTATGTTGTTTGGGGGCAACTAACATCACAAGCAAAAGCAAGTGCTCTACAAGATTTAAATATTGTAAGATTAATTCTATATATTAAGAGAGCATTTGAAGACTTCTGTCGTTTCTTTATTTTTGAACAAAATGATGCAATTACATGGGGACAAGTATCAGGACAATTGGTTGAGTTCCTAGAAGTAATTAGAAAGAAACGTGGTCTTTATAATTATTCAGTTGACGTTGGTGCATCTGATTATGAAAAGAAGACCAAGAAGTTCCATGTTAATGTTATGTTACAACCAACCAGAGTTGTAGAACAAATTGAGTTGAATTTCTTTATTGAATAATTAGAAAAAAATAAGGGGTGATGTGCTACTGGCATCACCCCTTATTTTTCGTTAGAATTACTTTTCAGGCGGAAACCCAAGAGCAACTGCAGAAATTGAATGTTTCAGAGATCCTCCAATCCATTTGTCTGTATATACTAAATAGATAAGAGTATTCTTTTCAGGATCATACCATCGAGCAATTTTCATCTCTTTGGTTCCAATTGATTTTGAAACACTAGCAATTTCTGTTCTAGTTGTTTTGTTAATAATTTGTTTGCCATCTTTATCAACAGGAACATGACTTGTAAGTCTTGTTGCAATAGAGGTATTACTTGGATCTGCAATTGCAAAGAATTGCCCACTCTTAATGGTTGTAAAATAAATACTTACGAATGGATTATCAGGATCCTGTAATCTAATAACTTTTATTTTATCATTGCCATCAATAAAGCGTTCAACTGCAGTTACTTCTCCAATCTGTGTTGCATTTTGAGCAAAAGCAAATAATGGAACTAGAAGAAAAAGAACTACAAGCATTACTCTGATTTGCCTCATTAAATTTTTTTCCTTTCATTTTTTCTTTTGTCGTATGGCCTAACAACCATTATATAATATGTAAATGCTGTAAGAATATTAAACCACCATGACCATGGATTATTTGGTGAGAATACACTTTCAAACAAAGTACATAATAAAGCTCCAAGTAAAATTAATCCTAATATATCTGCTGGAATCATGTTCCACCTTTGAACGATAATGCTTCTGAAACTTTTAATGTAAACCCATTTACATCTTGTTTATGTGCCCAGTTTTGTCTATATTTACATTCAATATCAGAGCATCTCCATCCTGAAAAATATGCAACTAAATCTTTTCCACAATCACCACAAGTATAGGGGTGAAGATTATTTATTTTTTGTCTTTTATTTAAATTATCAACTTCATCATGTGACCAGGGAGAAAATATTTTACTCATGAATAAGTTCCTCCATTTTTTCTCTTGATTCATTTTGATATTTAACTACTTCTTCTAATGCTTTTCTTGCTTCTTTAATAACATCTTTTTGTAGAAGCTGGACTAAATTTATTATAACAAAACTAATTCTTTTTACTTCCTGCCCTCTAACAAATTGATACTGTTCATTATTCCAATGTTTACAAAACTCAAGATATGATTTGCCTGAATATACTTTTCTAATTGAGTTATGATGTGATTTGATGATTAACCCAATATCATCTAATACATGGAGAAAATACCCAATTGAATAAGGATTTATTACTGGGTTATTCATACTAGAAAAGATTGGAGAAAATGTAACTCCCATTGAAATTATTTCTAGTTGTTTTGAATCAACCTTATCAGCTTGAAACATTCCCATTTGTTCTCTCATAGAGAGATAATTCTTAATATCAAAATCAAGAGGAACGGCAACAACTTCTGTAACTAAATAATTTTCAACAGTTATATTTAATTGTCTGTGATCAACCGGATCATCTAAATTCATGTTACCTCGTTTCTCTTTATGCATATTAACTTGTATCTCCTTTTTAAAATTCGATAGGACAGGTTCCGGGAGTTTTAGATAAAACATTTCTAAAAGTTTTGAAAGGATGCCCATTATCCCAAAGTTCCTTTATGTTTTTGCCAGTTATTTGAACTGCTGTATTATGGTTTGCGAAGCTGCACGGCATAAATCTAAGATCAGGCGTTATATAAGCTGACATCCTAGCACCTTCACAAGTATCAACTGACATTTTCTGAATAGGGGTTAATTTAACATATTTAATAGTATGGTTAACTAAACAACTATCCATACCAACTTTACATTTAGCTTTTGACTTATAAATCAATTCAGAAAATCTTTTTATTTGAAATGGTGTGGGCATAAGATCAATATTTTTTCCTGCCCCTTGAGGTTTGAATAATAAAAATACTATTGCATTAAGCTTCTTTATATTTACATTGCTACTTATTCCTTTTTGCCCTATTATTATTTTCCAGGGATTGTAGCCATGTAAAATTTTTAAACAATCGTCATATGTGTTTTTAGAAAACAACTTATGAATATTTGTTTTGATACCAGCTTTAATGAATCTTCTAATTGCATCATATGTATAATCTTCATCATAATCGCTAACTGCAACTGCTCCACATAGTTTTGAGATTTCAATTTCTTTATCAGTTAGATTAAAACCGCTTGTGGTGTAGTTTGGAACTACATTGTTTTTTCGACAATACTCTAAAATCTTTTTAAAATCTCTATGCTTATTTGGGTCACCACGACCCCCTAATGCGACTTGATTAACATGATATTTTACTTGGTCAATAATAAGTTTAAAATCAGATAGAGTCATGTTCGGTTCGTTTATGTGCCCTTGATAACAGAATGTACATTTTCTACTACATGTTCCCATAATTCCAATATCCAATAATGATGGAAGTTCCAAACAAAATGGGTCAGGATTTCCATTTATTCCAGAAAGAATCTCTGTACCAGTTTCCATCTCAAAAATAATTCGATACTTCTTGTTTGAAAAAACTTTTAGACGAGGCATTAAGTTTCCTTTCATGGATTAAAAAATTAAAGTGAATTGTTTATTCAAGTATTAATATATATAGAACTATTTTGTTTTTCTTGACCGGTTTGCCTCAATAATTAGAACAAAATATAAAATATCATATAGGGATAGAATGATAGATAAAAACCATAAAACAGAATCTATTTTCCCGATGGATTCTCCCGGTTATACTAAGAAGAAAAAAAGAAGAATGATATATACGGTATACCCTGAGAACAAATTAGAAATAGGAATGCCTAGAAGGGCGATGATAGATTTAGATGGAACTATTCATAAATATTCACAAGGTTACTCGGACGGAAGTATATATGATGATGCTTTTGATGGAGCTAGAGAAGTAATTAAATGGTTAAAAAATAATGGGTATGAAATTGTAATATTTACTACCAGAGCTTCTAAAGAAAACGCAATTACAACAGGCAACGATATTCAAGAAGAAATTGATAAAGTATCTGATTGGTTAATTACGAATAATATTTATTTTGATAGAATTACGGCAGAAAAATTGGCTGCTGATTTTTATATTGACGACAAAGCTATTAACATTGAAAATGGAGACTGGTTTACAGTTTTAAACGTTATCAAGAAACGTATTAAATATAAAGTGTTATAGCAATCTAGGAGGAATTGATAAATGGCTCTAAAATATTCTTTTGCACAACTAAATGAAAATATTTTAACTAGAAAATTTGGTGGAACAACAATTGGTGTTGCTGATCCATATGTAACTGGTTATCATTTCATTTGGTTTGATAAACTACCAGGCGGCTTAGCTAGCTATGTTGCAAACACAGGAAATAGTGGAATTAGTACAGATGGAGAAATAAAAAATATTCTTGCTGCTTCCTGTCTATCTGTAACCCCTCCAGGCGGAACATTAAATAAGATTGAATATACTGGATTGGGCGGAATAAAATGGGCGGTTCCAGGAAATGTTGATTATGGTAATTCAGTATCAGTTAAGTTCTTGGAATTCAACAAAACTCCTATCCTTGATATTTTCCATGGATGGGTAAAAATGATTAGAGATTATAGAACTGGTACTACTGATTTAATCGACGGAGATGATGGGCAAGGATATACAAAGAAAACATATGCTGGTCTATTATACTATTGGACAACAGCTCCAGATGCAAAAACTGTAGAATTTTTTGCTTGTTATGAT